GACCAGACCCAGTTCGTCGGCACGCTGGTTATCCAAGGCGATCTCGCGGTCGATGTCCTCGGCGTCGTAGCCGAAGGCCGAGATGGCTTCCGAGCGCGACAACAGTCCGGCACGAATGGCGGTCAGCATCGCGTCGAATTCCTTCTTCGGATCGACCCACTGCCAACCTTGCGGAATCCATTTGGCGGCCAAGTAGTCGCGCCGTTTTTGACTGAATCCGGTCAGCGGCAATGCGCCTTCCAGTGCTGCCTGCTCCATCCACGCGCGCCAAATCGGGCGGCACAGTTGATGGACGATCACGTTGTGCTGGATGGCCTCGCAGCGGCGGCGAAACTCCAGCAACCCGGCGCGGATCGACGAGTAGTTCACCTGCGTCAGATCGCCGGTCAGCATCTCGTAGGTGATACCCATCGCGGCGGCCACCGCCCTAAACTGCATACGCAGGAACTCGGCGTAACTCGCGCCCACATCGGCAGGCTGGCTGAACTTCACGTCTTCGCCGGGCTCCAGAATTTGCATCGTGCCGGGTTCGAGTCCGGCCATCGCCGCGCCATTGGCATCCGGTAGCCCTTCGCCCATCAGGTTGTCTTCAGGTGAGAGGCGCGTGATGAAGCCCGCGAACATCGCCGCCGTCTTCTTGCGCACCAGCTCGGCATCGTCGTACTGGTCAAGTTCGTTGAGCTTGACCAGCGCCCGGGCCAGCCACGGTTCGCCCCGGATCTGGCCGGGACGCAGGGGCCGGAACAGATGGACGATTTCGGCGGCAGGCACGCGCACCGTGTCGATGCTGCTGCCGACTCCACCGTTGCCGGACATCGGGGCCAGCGAACCGTCGCCCGGGTGCGCGTTGTACAGGTGGTAGGCCACGCGTCGACCGATCTTGTCGAACTCGATGCCCGCGCGGATGACGTTGCCGCCGGGCCGTTCGCTGTTCAGCGTGGCCGGTAGGTGTTCGGGTTCGAGCAACTGCAATTGCAGGCCGACCGCCAAACCATCCTCGGGACGGCGGTAGCGCAGCCGCACCAGACACTCGCCGCCTTCGAGCATGGCGCGACAGGCCAGCGCCTGCAGGCCGTAGAAATCAGTCAGTCCGGCGGCATCGGCGTCCGCGCACCAGTCCCACCACAGGCTGTGGATGGCTTCGCGCAGCGTGTTGTCCGCCACCATCGACTGCGGCTTGATGCCGGTACCAATGGCGTTCGAGACGAAGGCCTCGACGCCTGCTGCTGCCCACGCATTGCGCCGCACCAGATCACGGCTCTTGGCGCGCAGTTCGTTCTGGGTATAGGCCAGCGCCGCGACCGCACCGGGGTTGCCGACCTGCCACGCCAGCGCACGGCGGCCACCGCCGATGCCGTCGTAGAACGGCGTGCCACCCAGCAGGCTGATGCCGACACGTCTGCGCATACGGTCAAACCATTGCATGTTCAGAACCCCTTGCCCGTGGTGACACGGATCTGGCGCGGCGCACCGGGCCACAGGCCGGTGTCCACGGCCTGCTCGAACAGGTCGCGCTTGATGGCCGCGATGGCGGCCATGAGTTCATCGACGCTGCGGTACTCGACGGTCTTGTCGCCGAAGGTCACGCGCTTTTCGCCCTTGACCAGCGCCAACTCCAGCGCATCGAGGTGTGCTTGTGTGTAGGCCATCAGCGGTACACCGTGAGGTTGATTTCGTCGGCGTCGGTCGCCAACGTGGAGGACGCACAGCTGACATCGAGTTGCTGCGCGGTTTTGGTGTCACCACTGGCTCGCACCAGGGCCACACGCTGCAAACCCAGAATGGTTGAGTTCTTGACCACGGAAGCCACCCAGCAGTAATCGGCATCGGCCATCGCATTGACGAAGGTCACGCGGTAGCGCCCGGTGCCAAGGCGGGTGACGCTGGCCACGTTGTGCGAGGAGCGCACGACGATCTGGCTGCCGACGTAGCCGAAGCACACCCATGCCCGGGCCAAGCCGGGATGGGTGGCATCGATCTTGGTCTTGACCTCCAGGCCGATGCGGCTGGCCAGCGCCGTGATGCGCGATGCGAGGCTCATCAGGCCAGCGCGCCTTCAAACACGGCGACAAAATCGGTGTCGGTGTCGCCCACATCACTGACTGCCACCGCGCCGATGTTGCTGCGCGCCTGTGCCTGCTCGGGTGCCGAGAGGGTTTGCGCGGCATCGAAACGCACGCGGTTGTTGACGGCGGCGAGCAGCGCATCCAGACCCGTGGTGCCGTTTTGCAGCAGTTGCTGGATTTCCAGCAAGGTGTCGTAGGCCGCATCGGCACCGCCCAAGATTTCCGACTTGAGCGCGTCCAGCAGCGTGACGATCTTGCTGGACGAATAGGTGCTGGAAATGGCGATGTTGGCGTCGTCGATTTCCGAGGACGACACCACGGCGGCCTTCAGCTCATTGATGGCGGCGACCAGATTCGATTTGTCGGTGGTGGTTAGGTTGGCGAGATCGCCTGTCTTGGCGCGCACGTCGTTGAATTCCTGTGCGACGCGGATGACCAGACTTTCGATACGGGTAGCAAGACTCATGTTTTCTCCTTGGGATGTCAGGACAGCCAGCGGCTTTTGATCACGCGCCGACCGGGGTTGCGGGTTCCAGAAACAGCGAGGCCACCGCGTTGGGTGGCCTCGTTGATCGATTCGGTTGTGGTTTCAGGGGGTGGCGGACTGGCCATCCCCAGTTGTCGTTCCAGCTCCCGCCAGTGGCGCTCCTCGAAGCGATCCAGCCCTGCGCTGGACGCGGCGGCGCGGGCATAGACGTAGCAGTCGAGCGCCTCGTTGCGCTCACGCATCTTTTGCCACTCGCGTACCGGGAAGCCATTGCGGTCGCGGCGGGTGATCAGTTGCTCGGCGCAGAGCTGCTGGATGAACTCGGCGTCGATCTTCGGCAGGTGGACGAACCCCGCAGGAAACACCGTGGTCAGTCCGTCCTCGCCAACATCCGCGCTCTTGCGCAGGTTGTTGTAGAACTCCAACTTGGCGATGCCACCCGCCACCGAGTACACCTTGATGCCCCGGCGCAGCTTCTTGCCGCCCTGCGAAACATCGATGGCGGTCGGTGTGCCGATCAAGGCCGCGCCGCGCGCCACACCCTTGACCGCCATCACGCGCGGGTCGTGGCAGGCACGCACGAAGGCGTAGGCTTCCTGCGTGGCAAAGCCGGTGTCGAGCGCGAAACGCGCCAGTGGCATCGCCATGCCCGAGGCGTGCGTCCACTGTTCGGCCAGCACCGCGGCCAAGGCTTTCCACACTGTGTCGCGCGCCGTGTCGCCCATCAGCACGCGGTGTTCGATCAGCCACGATTCCTTGCCACGCCCGAAGGCCCAGACCGAGGCTTCAATGCGATCCTTCTGCACGTCCGCCGCGCCCACCAGCAGCAGGCCGCCCAGTGGCACACTGCCGATGCGATAGTCCTCGCGGCGCTCGACCAGCCGTTGCCAGTCGGGCGCTTCGCCTTCCTCGACCCAGGTCTCACCCAGTTCGGTGTTCTTGAAGGTCTTGATGGCGGCGGCCGATCCCGATTCCTTGTTGACGGCGGCTTCCCACGCGGCGGCAATGTTGCGCCACGCGCGCCACCCCACCGGGCTGTACAGCGACGACAGGTGAAAGCCCGCCGTCTTGACACCGCCATCCTGGGCCATCGCCCGCCACTCGCCGTGTTCCAGCATCCACGTCTTGTGGTGCTCGGCAATCGCGGTGTCACAGACCTCGCAGATGTAGGCCGCCGTTTCCGGCGCGCCCTTGTCCCAGCGTAACTGCTCGAAGCGCAGCCATTGCCGGTGCGAGCAATGCGGACACGGCACGAAGTAGCGACGCTGGTCGCTGGCCTCGTACTCGCGCTCGATGGCCGACGCACCCGAGATCGTCGGCGTCGATACGATGAATATCTTGCGCCGCGCGAAGGTGCGCGTGCGCGCCTCGGCCAGCGAGATCGCATCGCCTTCGCCTTCGACGTCCAGTGGGTAACCGTCGACTTCGTCGAGAAACAAATACCGCACCGGCATCGAGCGCAGGCCGACGGCGCTGTTCGCGCCGGTCATCACCAGCACGCCGCCCCGGAATTCCTTGGCCAGAATCGTGTTGCCCGAATCGCGCGAACGCGCCGGAGCGATCAGTTCCGCCAGCGCCGCCGACTCCTCGATCAGCGGGTCGATGCGCTGCTTGGAATTGCGCTTGGCCATTTCCACCGTCGGCCACACCGCCATCATCGGCCCTGGTGCGTGGTGGATGACGTAGCCGATCCAGTTGCTGCCCATCTCGGTCGCGCCGAGCTGCGCGGCCTTCATGAACACCACGCGCTCGACCGGCGAGGTCGGCGACAGGCAGTCCATGATGGCCTTCAGGTACGGCGTGCGGGCGGTACGCCAGCGGCCCGGTTCGGCAGACGCCTTGCTGGAAAGCATCCGGTGCCGATCCGACCATTCCGACACCGTCAGTAGCGGATCGGGCGTCAAGCCGTCGCGCCACGCGCGTTCGATCTCCTGTGCGCCTTCGTAATCGTCCATCGCCATCAATCCCAGATCAATCGACTCTGGGGCGCAGTTCGCCCAGTTCAATCAGGTGCTCACGCACGGCGGCCTCCAGCGCGACGTGCATCTGGTGCGCATCGACGCCGAGCGCAGAGGCCATCTGCCCGGAGATGCGCGCGGGCCAGTTGAGCCACGCATCGCGCTCGATGCGCGCCAGCTTGAAAACGTGTGCCACGGCCTGCGCCCGATCCACCAGTTCCTTCTTGCGGTGCGCCAGCTCCACCTTGTTGAGCTGGGCCTTGAGCACTTCGTTGACTGTGCGCGCTTGAAGCAGCGATGTGCCGCCCGCTGACAACGGCGGCGTACCCGGTTCGGGTGCCTCACGTTGCGGCGTTGCATCGGCAGTCGCGGGCGCGCGCCGGGGTTTCGGACTGCTGGCCTGCTCCTGCGCAGCGGCCCGGCGTGGCTGCAATGTGTTTTGTGCCCACTGCGCGTCCGCCGCATCCGGATCAAGCGTGCCGTCTGGCAGTGCGGTGATCCGCCCGGTGTCGATGGCCTTCTTCACGGCCACGTGCGACACGCCACGGTGGC